CGAATACTCACCTTTACGATGGGACTGGCAACGGAGCAGCGGCCTTGCTTGCCGGTGCGCTTTGAGACGCCCTTAACAGGGTTAAAGTTGCGACCTTGATCGGTCACAACGACGTTCTCAAATCGACACTGCAAGCTATCGGCGCTGCCCTGGACAGCGCACCCCCCTCTTCGAGGCAGGGTGCGTTGTCCAACGTTCAAGAATTATCTTTGTCGATAATTCTCCTTACAATTGTTATGCCTTGACCACCTTTAATGGTGGCCAATATCTGATCGAGACTCAACCCGGTACCATTATTATTCCAGTTATTCCTTCGACTATGATGAACTGCAGTCCATCCTTTGTGGATGCACACAGAACATTATAGGCAACGGAATGCTCGAACTCTAATGGTACGTCGGGCGTGAGCTTGATCCTAACAGACAGCGGGAGGTCCGTGTTACTGTAATAATCGGTAGGCGTAAACGTAACGCATACCCATCCTCTTTTCAATTTGAAAAGTCGATGTATATCGGTAACCCGTTCGCTCCCAATGTCAGGGCTGATCGTAATTGATTTGCTCATAGTTGTAAGTAGTTGGTGGGGTCATGGAGTAGGCAATACATGCTCTAGGAGTGTCTCCTTATGGAACACATTAAGAGCCTAGATGAACATAAGCTCATCGCTGCACTGCTTCATGACATCTCAAATGTCCATGGATCGGTGTTTGACCGCCGAGCGTGTCGTAATACTTGTAAACAAGTAGAACGACGCACTCGTTTGGAAGGACTGGGTTTTCTCACGAAAACCCTTCCTCGTCTTGCTAAAGCCTTTGATAAAGCTTTAGCCGGCGATACTTTGTTGAACACAAATCGATTGGGCTTTAAAACCCTTGTCGATTCTGAACTTCCGAGGTTTCTCGGTGAGTTCTTCAGCAGAGTATTGTCAAAAGACGGGACTGTCCTTCCTCATCCTTGTTCGGATAGCGTTCGAGTTATAAGGCAAGTCCTCTATTTGTTTTACAAATATGAACTGCCCTATACCGAAGAGCAAGAACAAGACGTTCTTTCACGGTTTGAGAAAACCGAGAAAGAAATCTCGAACATGGCACCTCAGCTCCAAGAAATTGGAGAAGATGTTGCCACTAGCTATAGCGTTCGTAGAACTAATCAAGTTGATCGTTCAACGACGCAAATAGTTCGCGAGGCTCGAATTTTGCTTCAAGCATTATTCAAGTCTTTTGATCCTAGCGACATTATTCCTAGGCACGGACCCGGGGTAGTTGCTACCAAGCAACGATACTCGAGTAAGTACCTTTGGTCTAATGTTTCTGCAAACATCACATCCTGCTATCCGTTTGATGCTTATTTTCGGGCATCACTCGGTCACGTTTGTGACTCATATCGTGACTTTGAAAAGGTCACTGATATGGATCTTCCGGCTAAGGTTATCCTTGTGCCGAAAGATTCGCGCGGACCTCGACTCATATCTTGTGAACCCGTTGATTATCAATGGATTCAACAAGGTATGATGAGAAGTCTTGTTCGGTTAGTGGAGTCACACCCTCTCACCAGAGAGCGTGTGAACTTCACAGATCAATCCCTTAACCAATTCTATGCTTTAGTAAGCAGTCGATATGGTAGGTATGCGACCCTTGACCTCAATGAGGCCTCGGATCGAGTAAGCGTTGATCTAGTTCGCCTACTATTCCCTGAGCACGT